GTACATGACCATGAGTGTTTCAGATAGCCAACAGCAACAACCTCAAGCTCAGTCTAATAATATGGGCTTGCCAGGAGATGACATTCCGTTTTAGGGTTAGTAGTCACTCCCTGTTACTGACCCAACTAAAGGGGGCTAGTTCATTCTAGCCCTCTTTTTTTATCAAAGGAGAGAGAATGGGAACGCTTGATTTAAGTGAGTTCGATCTTAAGCCAATCCCTCGCGCGCCAAAGATTAGACCAGACACAAGCATGTCTATCGCAGGACAAGCTATCTTTGATGTCATGGATTATGAGTGGACACTGACTGAAGTGATAGCTGATCGTCGCGGTATCAGCCTGCGAAGGGCAGGAGAAATACTAAGGCGACTGCATATGACAGGTAAGATCGAGTCTCGCTGGGTGGGTGGAAAAAAGAACGCAAAGAAAGAACACAGAAAAATGAGGGGAACATGAACAACTTCGCCAAAATCCTAAAGGACGTTTGCAAGAAGCATAAAGTCCTAGAGTACGAAGTCCTTAGCCATCATCGCTATCAGTACCTAATGCCTGCGCGCGATGAGGTAGCCTACACCCTTCGACAGATAGGATGGTCTTTTCCAAGAATAGGCAGGCTTATAGGGAACCGACACCATACCACCATCATGGAATCAGTGAAGCGTCACGAAAGAAGAGCAGGTAAGTAAAGATCGTGCGGGGCGCAGTTAGAAATGTTTGGCGCATTTGGTAACGCATCCATTAACTGCAAAGCCGTTGGATGATGCGCCCCGCTTGCGCCAACATATCTAAATGAGCAGGAGGCGCAACCGCATATTTAGGCGGAGACAGACCATTCATGGCAGGCCCAATCAACTACGAACATGTCCGGCGGGATATTGGTCTCAATGCTCAGAATGTAAGCCTCGGTCTCTGCCTCGCACAATTCTCGCCCCGCAAATACTGGAGCGGCAGGCGTGTGACACTGGCCATAAATCGAGCATATGAGTATTAGCGGGCTAAACATGCCCTAGCGTAACACAGTTTTATCAATTCTCAAAACAACACCCGGTGGCGGCTGATTTCCCCACGGTCCTTGTGGTAGGTGATTGCTTGCATCTCAGAGCGCCCAGAATAGGCGTGTGTGGCCGCATAAGCGTCTCTGGCACTGACAGCCCGCAGTTGCTCAACCTGCACGCCTCCGATGTCCTGCAAGCGGCTGTGGTGCAGGTGTCCGGTGAAGTAATAGCGGTGGCGCGTCTCGCCCCACATCTTTGGCCACTGGTCTGCCAATCCCATCACCAAGCGCTCGGCTTTTGCCTTGTCGCCATGTTGAGAGGCGATCAGGCATTTCCCAAACTGATAGACAAAGAACTCGCCGGGATGTTTCTGCACCGTGATGCGCGGCTCGTTGCGGTAGCGCTCCGCCAGAGCAAACATCACAGCCATGTAAGCTGCGGGGTCATGGTTGCCCCTTTGAATTACAACAGTCACCTTGTCGTGCTTCTGGGCTGCCAATTCAGCGGCGCAGGCAATGGCGTAGATTGCAGCCTCAAGGCTCTGGTAGTGCCGACCGTCAACATCCAAGATGTGCTTGCTCGCGGGCGTCATGTTTGTGCTGTCGTTGGCGTGTAACAGGTCGCCCAGCGCAATTATGACTGCCTCAGACGACGCGGGCGACGCAGCCACGCAGTCACCAATGCCGGACCTGATGCGCTCAACGGCAATGTCAGTGTCGTAGTCCTCGCCTGTTTCCTCGCCCCATGCCTTCATTCCAATGTGAGCGTCGGGGATGGGATAAACGGTCAGGAGGTCGTCTGTAAGGGGGTCAGCAGAGCGAGGTGGCACAGTGATAGGCTCTAGCCCTTCGACGTATTCCTTGATCGTCGCCAGCTTGTCGCCAGACGTGTCGCTCTGCGGCATTTTGAAATACAGGCTGGCATCATCCGTCTTAACCCAGCCAGAGTGCAGCACAGAGGCATCCTGCATCCCAACAGATGCCATCGCAGCCTTAATTGACGGGTCAGCCTCTTGATGCTGGCGCGCGTACTTTAGGCGATCTCTCAGGCTGGTGTAATTTATACCGAGCGCCTTGGCTGCGCCCCTGATCGTGCCGTGCTTTTCCAGCGCATCAAGCGCCTCTTGCTGTTTCGGTGTCATAGCAAAGCGCCTTCGCGGCTTAGTTTAATTCCCAATGAGGACCGTCAATAAAGGCGCGACGACCTTGAGAGCGACGGAGATCGATATAAGAGTTCATTGCATCCTCCATCGTGCCGTCCCAAAACCGCACGTCAGGGATGTGCCAAGCTGCTCCCCATCGCAGGTCAACGCCAACAACCTTCGCGCCCTCGCGCATGGCGTCACCGATGTCGTCGTATAGGTTTAGTTCCCACGAACCACGGCTACCGATGTATGCCATCAGGTCAACCGCGCGCCCCTCAAGGTGTTTAGACTTCATAGTCTGACTGGCACCGCTGGCCACAAGCGCCTTCTGTTCTGCCACGGTGCGCACGCCACACGTCACGCCGAAGTCAATCTTAGTCACGGTAATGGCGTACTTCACCACCTCGACCAACTCTTCTTCAACGCCAGCTAGTCGGCTTAGGCTGCGCTTCGATAGGCTGAAACCCATATCAATGTCTCCGCTTAAATAGTCCGCGCACCCCGCGCCCAATTTCATTGGGGCTAGGTGCAAGCCACCCTAACACAAGGGCAACAATCAGCCAAATAGGAACGCGGTCATTGTTGATTGTCACAGCATCCACTTGGTCCGCCTCAACGTCTCGCGTCGTGGTCACGATGTCGCGCCCTGCGCTTGTGCGGGTTTGCTGCGCCACCGCTTGCTGCACATTCTCGCGCCCGACCTGCGTGTTCGCCGCCACGTTGGGGCCACCACCGCCAAGCATCCCGAAAGGCAGCTTACCGCAACCCGTCAGAGCCAGCAGGAGGCACACTAGAAGCACTTGCTTTGCCATTGACGTATATCCCAAAGAAGCCTGCGCCTGCGCCCACCACTACGCTGACAAAGCCTGCCTGCGCGTTAGTCGGGTCAGGTAGCGCCATGAACCATTCGGTGGTGCGATAGAAGGCAAAGCCATAGAGCGTGATGATAAGCCTTGGCCAGATGCGCCACTTGTCCAGCCACTCCGGTGTCACTTGCTCATCCCGTCATCAAGCAAAATGATTTCCAAACGCTGCACCGCAAGCTGGAGTTCATTCGTCGTCTTAATATTCCAGCCCATCAAACCCATGACAGCCGCAAAAAGCACAGATATGATGGTTTTCTGGTCCATTACTTTCTCAACGCCTCTTCGATGCCGTCTAATTTCTCAAAGACACGCTTAAAGTTCTCGCGCACCTCTTTGAACTCGCGGTCATGGGCCTCTTTGTTGGCCGCAGCGGTAGCCTTTAAGACCTCAATGTCTGTGTGATGGGCGTTAATTTTGTTATAGATTATCCAAACAACCGCGCAGATTGGAACGACGATGTATTCAATGACGAGGTTCAAAAGGTCCATAGCTTTACTCCGGCTTAACAGGCCATACCACACTGTGAGGAAAGCCAGCTTGGCCTGTGATGTCTAGCAAGTCAGTGCGGTATGCAGTCCAATCGGCTTGCTTGGCTGCGGAGATTTCTGCCCAACGCAGAGGATTAGTAACAATAGGGTCAACATCTTGTGACAACTTGCGGTCACGTTCAGCCCGAACTGATGCTGCGGCCTGCAAGTCTAGTTCAGCTTGTGTTGGTGGAACGTAGGCTGCAAAATCGTTACCAATCAAAGCCAAGACTGCATCGTTGTCGATAGTCGTGTCTGTATCATAATCAGTTAAGAGATAAGGTATCCAGCCGTATTGCGGATGGTTGATCTCCACATCAATTACTGTGTTTGATGCGTTCATTGATTGTGCGTTGCGCACTTCCGAAATTAAAATTCCCATTTAAGAAATCCTTATCCAAAGCCCCAAGTAGCCGTAACTTCCATTAAATGTAGCAGTTGTCATGCAACGCCAAGTTCCTGATACAGACTCACCGTAAGCGTTCACAAAATCAACTGCGGGTGAACTGTAATGTGCTACATCGTTTACTGTCAGCCATTGACCTACAGACCATAAACCGCTTGCCGTATTTCCCTTAAAATAAAAGGTATTATTCTTTGGCCTGCCGATAATGTAAGTGCCAACGGCACCCGCAGTTGTGGGCGGAGAGGCGCTAATTGTAGTGGAACCAATGCTTGTGATGTGACCGTAAGTGTCTAGCGTGATGTCTTGGATGACAGTTGTGCCGCTGTTGTTGACCGATCCTTGGCCAGAGGTGTCTGCGTGGCTTACTGTAATGGAACCACTAGAACCACCGCCTGTAAGACCACCGCCAGTAGAGACGTTTGTGATGTCGCCCACACCAGCCGCAGAAAGGGCAGCAACAGTCGTAGCATCTACAGAAGCAATGTTCTGTAAGCTCCTACTATCGTTAATAACGGTTGTACCGTTTACCTTAATAGCCATCTTCGTTCTCCTTTCGAACTATTAGCCGTTAAGTTTTGCCGTCAGCGCGTCTATCTGCGCCTGTTGTTCTTTGATTGCCTCTATCAGGAGGCCCACCATGTTGCCGTATTGGACGGTCAAGTGACCTTCGCCACCCTCCTGAACCAGCTCCGGCAACACCGCCTGCACTTCCTGTGCTATCACACCTGACGACTTTTCTCCACTGTCTTTGAACGTGAAGCTGTAGCCGCCTAATTGCTGCACCTTGCTCACCGCGTCCGAGATCGGCGTG